CTACGGCTGCGACGATCAACGAGGTGACGGGCGAGGCTGTTGCTATATCGTACAGCGCCGGAAATATTCTATCGACCGTTGAGATTATGCGGGAACGGTTTCATTCGACGCCCATCGTGATCGTGGCGGATAATGACGAAAGCGGCGTCGGTAAGAATTATGCGGATCAAGCGGCGGCTAAATACGGGGCGCGGGTTGTCATGCCGCCGGAAAGGGGCGATGCGAATGATTTCGTAAAAGCCGGGCACGATCTTAACCTTCTTTTAAACCCACCAGCAACCGATTGGCTGACCAAAGCAAAGGACTTTTCCGCAGAACCCGCGCCGATAGCATGGCTGGTCAAGCATTGGCTTCAAGACAAGGCCCTCATTATGGTTCACGGGCCAAGCGGAGGTGGAAAAACATTTCTCGTTTTGGATTGGTGCTTAAATATCGCCTCCGGCTTTGATACATGGCACGGGAACAAGGTTCACGCCGGAACCGTTGTTTACCTGGCCGGTGAAGGCCACCACGGCCTTAGATCACGCGTTGCGGCTTGGCGTCAGCATCATGGCGTAGATGACCCAGATATGTACCTCTCAGGATCCGGCTGCGATCTAAACACGCCAAACGGCTATATGAAGGTTATCGAGGCCGTCAGCGCCCTGCCAGAGCCGCCTAGGCTTATCGTGGTTGATACCCTACACCGCTTCCTAGATGGCGACGAGAACAGCGCACAGGACGCTAAAACGATGCTTGATGCCTGTAACGCGCTCATGGCCGAGTTTAACTGTTCGGTGCTGCTGGTGCATCACACAGGCGTATCTGAGGAGGCGCAGCACCGCGCACGAGGATCGTCAGCATGGCGCGGCGCGTTGGAGATCGAAATATCCGTTACGCCGCCTAAACGCGAAGGCGATAGTATTCAGGTCATCCAGCGTAAGGCCAAGGATAGCGAAGTCGCGCAGCCTGTTTATGTCGATCTGATGCCGGTCGATATTAAAGGATGGAAGGACGAGGACGGCGAACCCGTTTCAAGCTGCGTCGTGACCGAAGGGGCGGCTCCGGTGAAGGTGGAGAAAGATCCACTTCAAAAGGTTAAAAAGACGGTCGAAGATTGCTGGCACGCTTCCGGTGAAGAGTATATCGGACGTAACCCATATGTTACAAGATCGGCGTTAGAGCATCTTTTAGATGGTAGAGGGTTAAGTCAAGCGACTGTAAAACAGTATTTAAAACCGACCCACGAAAAGGGTATTATCGGACCACTTTTAGCCGCTAAAGCAATCGAAGATGCAGCAAACGGATGGATCGTAATAGATGAAGATTGGCTGATCGGGTTCGTAAAATAAGGGTAACAAAAGGTAATTTTTAGGTAATTATTACGTTTTGTTACAATCGGCAGAAGTCTGCGGTTTTTGGGGTAACAAAAGGTAACACACCCCTTTAGGGGTGTTACCTTGTTACCCAACCGCAGCAGGCGGGTTACCACACAAGGAGAATGTAAATTATGACCGAGAAAAAATGGCCTTCGGATAAGGTCGAGAAAGTGCATATCGACAAGCTGATCCCATACGCCCGAAATGCCAGAACGCATTCGGAGGAACAGGTCGCGCAGATCGCGGCGTCGATAAATGAATGGGGATGGACCACGCCCGTATTGATTGATGAGGCCGGTGAAATTATTGCCGGTCACGGTCGCGTCATGGCGGCGAGAAAACTCGGCATTGAACAAATACCAACCATGACGGCGACCGGCTGGACCGACGCGCAGAAAAAGGCATACGTTCTGGCCGACAACCAACTGCCGCAAAATGCCGGATGGGATATGGATTTGCTGAAGGTCGAAGTCATGGATTTGGACGGAGACGGGTTTGATCTTGATTTGTTAGGGTTCAGCAAAGAGGAAATGACACAATGGTTTTTAGAACCTGACTTTGCGCCCGGCACAGAAGCCGACCAAGGCAAGCTAGACCAACTTGAGCCAAAGATGATACAATGTCCAAACTGCGGCGATGAATTTGATAGTCGAGAACATGGCAAAAGCTGATCTTAAAATTGATTGGGCTACGCATGAGGCGGCGAAATATGCCTGTGAGAATTGGCATTATTCTGGGTGTTTGCCTGTCGGGAAGTTGGTTAAGGTTGGTGCATGGGAAAACGGAAAGTTTATTGGCGTTGTTTTGTTTGGTCGTGGGGCGACCCCTAATTTGGGTAAACCGTACGGTTTAGGGCAAACGGAATGTGTTGAATTGGTACGTGTTGCGTTGACAAATCATCAAACGCCAGTGTCGCGCATTATGCGGTTTGCATTAAAATGGCTAAAACAATCTAATAAAAACATTAGGTTAGTAATATCGTTTGCTGACGCAGACCAAAACCACCACGGCGGGATATATCAAGCGACGAATTGGGTTTATAATGGACGTGGCGATAAAGCAAAGTTTTACATGATAAATGGAAAGAAGACGCACCCAAGGTCTATAGGCGCGGCTGGGTACGTCCAAAATATAGATGGTGCGCGTAAAATTGACCCATATGCGTATGTTATTGAATGTTCTGGCAAACACCGTTACTTAATGCCCATAGACAAAGAAATGGCAAAACAGATTGCAGCATTAGCTAAACCTTACCCAAAGCGTGAAAAGCAGGCGATGGCTTCCTCCCCGGAAGCACAGCGGCAGGGCAGCACTGACCTTCACGCTCCATAATTTTTCGGAGTGCCATAGTGGCTGAGAAGAAAAAACGAGGCAGACCGCCATTTAAGCCGACAGAAGAGCAGCGTAAATACGTTAGCCAGATGATTGCTGTGGGCATTCCGCAAGAGCAAGTGGCTCGTGCTATTGTCCCCGGCGGCATTGCCGTCGAAACGCTGCAAAAGCACTTTGATGAGGAAATCGCAACGGCTTCAATTAAGGCTAATGCCACGATTGGCGGCGCGGCTTTTCAGAAGGCAAAAGCCGGAGACCCGCAGATGATTAAGTGGTGGACAGCGACCCGCATGGGCTGGTCCGAAAAGCAAAAGCACGAAGTAACTGGCGCTGACGGCGGCGCTATTGAGCAAGTGACGACGATCAAACTTGTCGGCCCAGATGACAACTAAAGAGATCGAAGTTCCGCCAAAGCTAATCCCTGTGTTCGCCGGAAGCGCCCGGTTCCGTGGTGCATGGGGCGGTCGGGGATCGGGTAAGACGAGAACCTTCGCGAAGATGGCTGCGGTGCGTGCGCTGATCTACGCACAGGCCGGGACCAGCGGGATCATCCTCTGCGGTCGTGAGTACATGAACTCGCTCGATGAGAGTTCGATGGCAGAGGTGAAACACGCGATCCTGTCGGAACCGTGGCTCGCCGAACACTTCGACATCGGCGAACGCTACATCCGAACACGGTGCAGACGGGTCGAGTTTAAGTTCACCGGTCTCCGCTACAATCTGGACAGCATCAAGTCGAAAGCACGCATCCTGATCCTCTGGGTCGATGAGGCCGAGCCTGTATCGAGGGCGGCGTGGGATAAGATCATGCCGACCGTTCGGGAAGCAGACAGCGAGATATGGGTGACGTGGAACCCGGAGACCGACGGATCTCCGACCGACGAGATGTTCAAGAAGAACCCGCCGCCGAACAGTAAGATTGTCGAGATGAACTGGTCCGACAATCCGTGGCTCCCTGATGTTCTACGGCAACAGATGGAGTGGGACCGGAAGCGCGACCCGGAGAAGTTCGGGCATATCTGGCAGGGCGATTATCTAAGCCGCAGCGAGAGCCGAGTATTCAACAACTGGATCGTGGACGAGTTCAGGACGCCGGACGACATCGAGCGGTTTTACTACGGGGCCGACTGGGGATACAGCATCGACCCGTCGGTGCTGGTGCGGTGCTTCATCACAGACCGGACGCTGTACATCGACCACGAGGCGTATGCTGTGGGTTGCGAGATCGAGCACACACCCGCACTATTCGCCGGAAGCAGCGATGACTGGGACAACCCGAAGCAGTACCCCGGCATCGAGGGCGCTCTGCGCTGGCCGATTGTGGCGGACAGCGCCAGACCGGAGACGATTAGCTATATGAAGCGAAAAGGCTTCAATATCCGCCCGGCAAGAAAAGGGCCGGGTTCTGTAATGGATGGCATAGAGTTTCTGAAGAATTATGATATAGTCGCGCATCCGAGGTGCCGTCACACCGTCGACGAGTTGACGCATTACCGGTGGAAAGTAGACCCGCAGACCGATGAGGTGTTGCCTGTGTTGGAAGACAAGAAGAACCACGTCATCGACAGTCTGCGGTACGCCGTTGAGGGCGTCCGGCGTGCCAAGCCGTCGAAGCTGGGCATGACCGGAGAGCGACAACAGAACTGGGCCGAGGTGATGAATGGCTAAACCTAAACAGCCGATGAAGGAGTTGGGCGTAGCGACTAGCCCGTACTCACAAGGCTTTAACTGGGACGAGTACGTCCCACAGCTTCGTGGCCGCAACGGCATCCGCAAGTATCGAGAGATGCGCGACAACGATCCGATCATCGGGGCGATCCTGATGGCGATGGATATGATGCTCCGGGCTGTCGAGTGGCGCGTCGAGGCAGCGGATGAGAACAGCGCAGCAGAGGAAGCGAAGGAGTTTGTCGAGGGCGTCTTCGACGATATGGATCACACCTTCCCCGAATTTATCGCTGAAGTGACCACGATGATCCCGTTCGGGTTCTTCATTGCCGAGATGGTGTTCAAGCGGCGCACCGGCATGAACGGGGACACGCCGTCTATCTACGATGACGGCAAGGTTGGCATCCACAAATTAGCCAGCCGCGCCCAGTGGACTATCGAGGAGTTCGTCATCAGTAACGACGGTCGCCTTGAGGGCATCCGTCAGGACGGGGCTTATGGGCGCAAGAACGTATTTATCCCGGCGGACAAGTTGCTCCACTTCCGCACTGCCAGCCTGAACGATGAGCCGACCGGTCGGTCCGTACTTCGCAACGCCTATGTGCCGTATCACTACGCCACCAACATCGCGAAGTATGAGGCAATCGCCATCGAGCGGGAACTGAACGGTCTGCCTGTCCTGCGCATCCCGTCTGAGTATCTGAACTCGGATGCAACGGACAGTCAGATCGCCTTCCGTAACCAGATACAGAAGCTGGCGAGGGACGTGAAGCTAAACGAGCAAGGGTACGCCGTCCTGCCGTCCGATCTGATTGAGAATGACGACGGGTCGAAGACCTCGACGTATCAGGTGGGCTTCGAGTTGATCGCCAGCCAAGGGACGCGGGACATCGACACCACGAAGGTCATCATGCGCCATCAACAAGATATGGCACGGGTGGCAATGGCGGACTTCCTGATGTTGGGGCAAGGCGAGCGTGGATCGTTCGCCCTGTCGAAGTCAAAGTCCGATCTGTTCCTACGTTCTCTCGAAGGATACGCCACCAACATCGCGGCAGTCCTCAATCAACGACTTATGCCGACGTTGTGGGAACTGAACGGTATGCCGTTCGATACGATGCCGAGAATTATACCGGGCGAAGTCGCTCCGGTCGATCTGCAAGAACTGGGCGAGTACGTTAAAGCGTTGTCCGGTTCGGGCATCGACCTCCTCGATGAAGACACGCAGAATGTCCTCCGTGAAGTCGGTGGTCTGCCGGAAGCGGAGATCGACGACGACATGATGGGCCGGGTCGATGAGGTGATCCCCGAGATCGACGAGCCAGAGATGGACGAGCCGGAAGGGATCACCGAGGAGTGACCTTCATCCACAAAGCACTGTCGGGTTCGCAGACGGTCGAGTTGTTCGACCGGGCTGCGCGGCGTGCTGAAGGGCGTATTCGCCGGGCGTTGCTGGATGCCTTGGAGCGTGTCCGCGACCGTGAGACGGCTGCGCAACTCCGACTTCTAGTCTCAGAGCGTCGGGTGAACTCAATCCTCGAACTCCTCGATGTGGGAAAAGGCGACGACTTCGTCGCGTTCCGTGCAGCCATCTCTGAGACGGTTAGCGACGGGGCGAAGCTGGCAGTCCGGGCGCAGCGACCGGTCAAGGGGCCGGACGGTCGCAAGATCGAGTTCGTGTTCGACAGCCAGAACCCTCGGCTGGCGACATACGCCCAGCAGATCAGCGGAACCCGCATCCGTGAGATTGGCAACGATGTCCGCGAGGTCATCCGCACCATTGTCGCACAGGACACCGTCAACGGCATCAATCCACGCGACACGGCTCGACGGATCAAGGACAGTATCGGTCTGACAGCCCGGCAAGAGGCTGCGGTGATGAACTACCGCAGGGCGCTGGAGACGATGGACCCGGCAGCGTTGGAGCGTGAACTGCGCGACAAGCGGTCGGACGGAGCGGTGCGCCGCGCCATCGCCGATCAGAAGCGGCTGTCGCAGAAGCAGATCGACGGCATGGTGGACCGTTACCGGCAGAAGTATCTCGCCTATAGGTCACGCACCATCGCTCGAACCGAGGCAACGCGGAGCCTGAACGGCGCGAACCACGAACTGTTCCAGTCCTACATCGACGAGGGCAAGATTGCGAAGGAACAGGTACGCCGGTTCTGGACGCCGACACTGGATGAGCGGACCCGTATGGGACACCTCGAAATACCGCAGCTTCCCGGCAACGAGAACGGCGTCGGGCAGGACGAGCCGTTCCAGAGCCGGTTCGGTCCGATCATGTATCCCGGCGATCCGAACGCTCGACCGGACAACACGATCAACTGCCGGTGCACGGTCTTCTCCCGCATCGTCTCGATGGAGTTGTTGCGTCCCCGCCAGCAACCGGCAGCGCCGCCTCCTGCTGCTCCTGTTCCTGTCTCTGCGCCCCCCACAGAGCCAGAGCCGACTTTCCGATACCAGACGCTCAAGCAGCCGAAAAACGTCAAGGAAGCAGAGCAGTTCATTATCGATAATAAAATTTCAAAACAGGCCAGCTTTAAGGGTATAGCCGTTAAAAACATCGGCTCTAGTTTTATAGCTATGGCAGAGATGCACGAACGATTTGACATTCCACCATTAGACGGCACAGGCCCAATAACGCGGTTTGGCTTGTCTGGTGTTAAAGGTGCAAGCGCAGCTTTCGCCACCACAATCTTTCCAAACGGGGATAAAAAGCATTTTTTCCACACACCAACTAAATTCGGAAATATGAAGGACGCGGAGGAGAAGCTATTAGGGCAAGAGAAAAAGGTAAAAGCGTATGCCGCCGCACGGGACGCCAGAATTGCTTCACTTGAAGCGGTGAATAAATTAGACCCTGAATTAAAAGACAGGTTACAAACAGAGGATAATTTCTACGGGTGGTCGGTATCTAGCAAAACCCCTCCTCCAGAAAAATCCAGAGCGGCTACTGTTTACCACGAATATGGGCACGTCCTGCACCTCACCTCACACCCAATGTCTGACGACATAAACCGTTTCCTTGCGGTATATTTGCCGAGAAATTCTGGATGGGACTTGCTGCTGTCTAAATACGCATCCTCCGACAACGAGGAGTTTATTGCAGAGGCCATGTCGGTCTATATGACACATCCTGACCAACACTTCCGCATACATCCAAAACTACTTGATATATTCAAAAAGTACGACAAGGGGGCGGTTGATGGAACTCGATGAATTGATTGATGCTGTCAGGGCTTTACCGCCAGATCAGCGGCAAGCGGAAGCAGAAAAGCTAATATCCCGACTGCCAGCATACATGCAGAATGACGCTGTAGAGGACATCGGAGAGATTATTGCAGCCATAACTCCGGTCGAGGTGATCTGATGGCGAACACGATCAAACCTGTGGCGAACTGGACCGAGCGCCTCTGGAGGACGAATAACGCCGCAGACATTGCTAGAGGTGCGGTTACAGCAAGTTCCCCTTTCAGCACGTTTGGGGAGAGCGTGGTTACTGGAAGCGGTTCTACAATCGTGTGGTCCACAGGGATGCCTACAACATTGACGGTTCCAGACAGCATCCAACTGACCGCAGTATCCACTTCGGCAAGTGATACTGGAGATGTCGTTCTTAGATACCTCGATGGCGATCTATTCGAGAAACTTGAGACCTTGACGCTTAATGGGCTTTCATCTGTCACGACTGTAGCAACAGATATTCGCGCAGTGAACGCCGTATACTCTAAGAACGGACCGGTCGTGGGAGATGTAACTTTCACAAACGGCGGCACGACATATGCACGGGTTAACACGGGGGATTTACAGTTCCTCACGTCGCTGATACGTGTCCCTGCAAATCGGAGAATGATGCTCACCAGTCTATACGGAGGGTCTGCCTCTGGCACCTCAGACAGCCGGGTCCGTCTGCGGCTGGTGACTTCTTTCATCAGCGGTGATAGCTTCGCGGAAGATGGGGATTTGCATCCAATCGCAGGGATCGCCCTTCAGGATTCTTCGAGTACTTTCCCAAATTTTGGACCTTTCCCTATCCCAGCCGGGGAATGGGTAGGGTATACTGCAACGCATGACAAAGCCGCAGACATTACGGCGGGTATGTTTGGATATACGGAGCCAGAGTGATGCCATACCAAAGAACGAGCGAACTGCCTTCCTCAGTTAAGGACAACTTGCCAGCCGATAAGCTGCGACAGTTTATGGCGGTCGTAAACGCTCAACTTGAGGCCGGAAAGTCTGAGGAGGTTGCATTCGCTTCGGCATGGGCTGCGGTGAAGAAAACAGACTCGGTCAGAGTGGGGCAGCGGGTCTCGTGGTCTTCTAGTGGAGGAATTGCTCGGGGAATTGTGCGTCGTATCATTACAGATGGTGACGTGCCGGGGATTGACGGGAACGTGAAGGTCACAGGAACAAAAGATGCTCCTGCCGCCCAGATAGAAATAATCGACGATGAGGGCGAGCCTACAGGAACGATAGTCGGACACAAAGTGGAGACCTTACGCAAAGCCCAATACCAAGGTCGCGATGTCGATCTGAATAAACCGTTCCGTCTCCCGAAAGGGTCGAGCAAGAAGTTCGGCGTCTACGTGAAGGACGGAGACAAGGTGAAGCGCGTCACGTTCGGCGATCCGAACATGGAAATTCGTCGAGATGATGAACAGGCGCGTGCCAACTTCCGGTCGCGTCATAGCTGCGACACTGCGACCGACAAGACCAGCGCCCGATACTGGTCATGCCGGATGTGGGAGCGAGGGGCTAGCGTCAGCGAACTGACGAAGGCAGATGCGGAGGTAGAGATGCAGATCGAAAAGCGCCGTTTGTCGGACGACGTATTCACCGATCCAATCGAAGCCGGTGGCCGGGCGATGGAGTTGGGGCTGGAGGGCGTCCACGTCCACGAACAGGACGGGCAGGCGGTCTATATGCCGGGGGCAACGCATGAGGCCTATCTTGATCGGGTTGCAGCCCTTGGAGGTGTTGAGAGCGCCGCATATGAGCAAGAGGAGGACACTGGGGCTATGCTAGAGCGGGCAATTCGTGCTATTGTGTCGGCTGTCGTAGGGAAAGCGTCTAGTCATATGCGATCAGATATTGTAAAGTTCGACGAAGAACAGCGGGTTGTATGGGGCTGGGCGTCTGTAATCAGTAAGGGCGGCGAGCCAATATATGACACGCAAGGCGACAGCATAGAACCCGACGTGCTGGTCAAGGCAGCGAATGAATTTATGATGGACGTTCGGGTTGCGAAGGCGATGCATGACGGCGACCAAGTCGGCGAAGTGATCCACAGCCTACCTCTCACCAAGGAGATCGGAGACGCGCTCGGCATCCAGTCGGATCAAGAAGGCTGGATCATCGCCATGAAAGTACATGACGATGACGTCTGGAGCCGCGTGAAGTCCGGCGAACTCAAAGCGTTCTCAATCGGAGGAAAGGCGATCCGAAATGCCGTCGAAGGATAAGTACAAGTTAGCTGGGCTGATGCTCGAAGAAATCAGCCTCGTTGATAACCCTGCCAATGTCGACGCGAAGGTGTCGATCTACAAGCGGGCCGAGACACGCGACCAGTCGCGTGAAGCTGCCGGGGCTTCCGGCAATCCACCCAACCACGAGAAGGAGGACGCTATGTCTGACGTGGAAAAGATGGGCGAGCAACTGGAAGACCTCAAAAAACAGGTTGAACAGTTGACCGCCGAACGCGATGAGGCACTTGCCGAAGTCGCGAAAAGTGCCGAGGAGGTCGAGTACATCGAGTTCCAAGGCGAGAAGATCGAGAAAGCTGCCGTCCCGGCTCCGGTGCTGAAGGCACTCGAAGCACAGGGCGAAGCCCTCGCCAAAATGGAAGCGGACCGCGAAGCGGAAGCGCTGGTGAAGCGTGCGAACGCCGAACTGCCGCATCTCGCTGGTGATGTCACCGCGAAAGCCAAACTGCTGAAAGCTGCCGAAGGCATCGACGGCGCGATGGACATCCTGAAGTCCGCCGACAAAGCGTTCAGCATGGCGCTGGCTGAGAAAGGTCACTCCAACACCGAGGAGAACTCGGCGCTGGAAGAACTCGATCAGTTGGCGAAGTCGTATGCTTCGGACAAAGGCGTCAGCTATCACGAAGCGTATGCGGAAGTCACCAAGTCGGGTCGCGGGGCGGAACTGTTCGCCAAGCGTCACGCTCAGTAAGGAGGGCCGCACATCATGGCAACTCAAGATAAACCGTATTGCATCACGTTGGAGGCTGGTCAGGACTTGTCCGCGAAGCAGTTCTTCTTCGTGTCTGTCGCTGCCGACGGTCAGGTTGACCCGACGGGTGATGGTGCTCTTGCCGACGGCGTTCTGCAAAACAAACCGGCTGCGGCTGGTCGTGCTGCGGAAGTCGCAATCGGCGGGAAAGTCAAAGTCCAGTGTGGCGGAACCGTCACGCGGGGCGGCGCGGTCGCTTCGGATGCGTCGGGGAATGCGGTCAACGCCGCTTCCGGTGACATCATCCTCGGCACCGCTCTCGAAACCGGTGCCAGCGGTCGGATCATCGAGATGATCTTCCAGCCGCGTGGCGCACTGTAAGAAGGAGGGCTGACAGATGGCTCAACCAACTCCGGGCGATTATCATATTGATGCAGCCCTCACGAACGTCTCGGTTGCACTCTTGCAGAACCCCGTTTCGTTCGTCTCCTCTCGGGTGTTCCAGAACGTCCCCGTGATGAAGCAATCGGACAAGTACTACACGTTCGACCGTGGGTACTTTAACCGCAACGGCGCACAAAAGCGTGCTCCGGGTACGCGGGTGTCCGAGATCGGTTTCGCGATCTCGAACGACAGCTACTTCTGCGAAGAACGTGGCGTTGCCGTTCCGATCACGGATCAGGCCAAGGCGAATGCAGACGCTGGCGCACCGCCGGACCGTCTCGCTGCCGCTCTGGCAACCCACCAGATGCTGATTGAGAAGGAAGTGGACTTCACCACGAACTTCTTCGCGACCTCGCTCTGGACGACCGATGTCACGGGCGTTGCATCGTCTCCCTCTGCTAGCGAGACGATCCAATGGTCGGATACGACCAGCGGTGATCCGATTGGTGACGTTCGCACCGGTGTCGATACCGTCCTCGGTTCGACCGGCATCAAGCCGAACGTCATGGTTATGGGCCGCGAGGTTTACTCGGCTCTGATCGACCACCCGGACATCCAAGGCCGCATCAACGGCGGCGCGACCACCGCGCAACCGTCCCTCGCCTCGCTCAATCTGCTGGCGCAGATTTTCGAGGTCGATGAGGTCATGGTCGGCGAAGCGGTGCAGAACACGGCTGCGGAAGGTGACACGAACGCTCATTCGTTCATCCTCGGCAAGAAGTGTCTGCTGACGTATCGTCCGGCGGCTCCGGGTATCATGACCCCGGCGGCTGGCTACACGTTCTCGTGGTCCGGCTACCTCGGCGGCATCAACCAGTTCGGTTTTGTCGTCGATACGAAGCGTCGTGACGAGGAAGACATGGATGTGGTCCGTGCGCGTTCGCACTACGATCACAAACTGGTCTCGGCTGATCTCGGTTACTTCTGGGACAGCATCGTCGCCTAATGGATTGGGGCGTCCTTCGGGACGCCCCTTTTCCCTCAACACAGGAGAAGAACCCGATGCACAGAATTTATCAGACCAGCTTTCAGACGGAGTATCCGCTGTTCGCATATCGCTCCTTCATCGCTGAAGGCCGGAAGTTCGAGCGCGGACAACCATTCCCGTGGAAGGATATGGGCATCTCCCCGGAGAAAGTCGCCTTGTTGTATCGCACCGGCAAAGTCCGGCACGCGGAGGGCGACCTGCCGGAACCCAAAGTCGAGGAGCCTAAAGTCGAACCCCCTGTCGAAGAAGCACCGGTCGAAACCATCGACGACCTCGACGATCTGTCGATGAAGGAACTCCGCGAGATTGCTGATGAGGTGGGTGCGCCTTACAAGACCTCGAAGGTCGATCAACGTGCTGCCATCCGTGAGGCACGCGGATGACGTGGACGTATGGAGGAGCGCCGGGTACGGACACAGCCGCAACGCGGCGTGATGCTGTTCGGTTCCTAGTCGGCGACACCGACACCACAGATCAGCAGATCACCGACGAGGAGATCACGTTTGTCCTGTCACAAACGTCCAACGACATATACCGGGCTGCGGCGATCTCCTGTCGATCCATTGCTGCAAAGTACGCCCGTGAAGTGGACAGTTCCGTGGAGAGCATCCGCGTCGCGGCGTCGCAGCGTCAAGCCCACTACACAAGCCTCGCTGTCAAGATGGAGAAGCAAGCGTCGAAGTACGGCTCCTCTGGGCTGGGGGTTCCGCTTGTTGGCGGCATTAGCGAATCCGACATCGAGAGCGTCCGCGAGGACGACGACCGGGTCCGCCCAGCTTTTCGCCACGATATGTTCAGGAACCCGCCGGACGACGACGAGGCTGACTATCTGGAGTAAATAATGCTCCAGTTCTCTGAGATCACAGGCGACTGGTCGGACCGCCCCACGTACATCGTCGGGG